ATGGGAATATGATTTAGAATTTCAAGAAAAAATGAAAAAAAGAAAACCAAGAGGTTCTGATGGAAGTGCTCTAAAAGCAAAATGGGATGATCCGGTTTGGAGAAATAAAATGTTAGAGTCGAGAAAAAATAAAAGGAGACAAAATGAAACCAACTAAGATAACGAAAGGAGGTGAAGGATGTATTATTGTAGCATCTTTCGGTACCTTTTTCTACAGGAATAAATATTCGTAATCTCCACAACATTATCTTTGCATCACCGTCTAAGTCTCGTATCAGAAATCTACAATCAATAGGTCGTGGATTGAGAAAAAGTGATAATAAAAAAGAAGCAGTGTTGTTTGATATTGCGGATGATTTTCGTATTGGTAAGTTTACAAACTACACACTGAAACATCTTATTGAGAGATGTAANGTATATGATGAAGAAAAGTTCTCATATAAATTTTATAATATAGAAATGAAAACATGAACGATAATTCAGTAGAANTAAAGATAATCAGACTTGTTACCGGTGAGGACATTGTTGGTAGTTGTCTTTTCGATGATGATGACAGTGCTTTTTTGATTGAATGTCCTATGAAAGTTGTTATCAGTCGTGCTGGTGAATTTGATAAGACTATGTTGATCATGATGCCTTGGTTACCATTAGAAATCATTGAGGATAATATAGCATCCATTAGTTATCAAGATGTAATTACAATGGTCAATCCTAAAGAAGATTTTATCGAATACTATCAAAGCACTGTTGATCGTTATGATGCCTTACTTGAGAAATCTAAACAAGAAGGATCTACATTTGAGAATGAATTTGATGATGAGGAAGAAGAACTGGATGATGAAACTATTGAACAAATGTTAGAAAGCATCAAAGAACGCAAGAACAAATCATTACACTAATAATTTATTTCACACTCAACACAACCATCATATCATGTGTCAAGCCCCTAGTCAACACATTTATCCAAAAATTGCCATAAAAAATATTTGACATTGAAGTTCTATTGTAGTATAATTATAACATGACTAAAAAAACAAACCACTATATCAACAACGCAGATTTCTTGAAAGCCCTTGTGGAATACAAAGAGAAATGTGACCTAGCTGAAAAAAATCAAACTGATGATCCAGGTATTCCTAATTACATTGGAGAATGTTTTTTGAAAATTGCTGATCATCTCTCCCGCAAACCAAACTTTGTTTCTTACTCGTTTAGAGATGAAATGATTTCGGATGGCATTGAAAACTGTTTGATGTATTTCCGAAACTTTGATCCAAACAAATCAAAAAATCCATTTGCATATTTTACACAAATTATCTATTTTGCATTTTTGAGGAGAATTCAAAAAGAGAAAAAACAATTGTATGTCAAATATAAAGCCACAGAACAATTTGGTATTTTTGATGAACATGAAATGTTTGAAGATGAAAATGGCAACATGAAACAGTTTCAATTGTATGATAATATTTCTGAGTTTATTCATACTTTTGAAGAAGCCAAGGAAAAGAAAAAGAAACAAAGGTAAAATTAGAGGAGTTATTAGATACAGATGAGATTGATATAAAAGATGAGTGAAATTGTTATTTTAGGTTGATACCCATTTTGGTGTCAGATCAGATTCTATGGATTTTCACAAATATTATGAAAAGTTTTATAATAATGTTTTTTTCCCATATCTGGTTGAGAGAAACATCAAAACAGTTTTTCAATTGGGCGATCTATTTGATAGAAGGAAATACATCAACTTCAACTCATTATATTTGTCGAGAAAATATTTTTTTGATAAACTAAAAGAACATAACATAGAGTTGCATATACTTTTGGGCAATCATTGTGTTTTTTATAAGAACACTTTGGAAGTAAATTCACCAAAACTTTTATTGGAAAAATATGATAATATTCGTGTGTATGAAGATTTCAACACCGTAAAATTTGACAATATTTTAGTGGATGTTGTTCCTTGGATATGTGATGATAATCAGGACATCATTTTTGAAAAAATGAAACAAAGTGGTTCTGATTTATGTTTTGGACATTTTGAAATTGATGGTTTTGAAATGGATCGAGGCAATGTGCATCATGGTGGTTTAGACCGTGCAAAATTGAAAAAATACGATATGGTTTTATCTGGGCATTTTCATCACAAATCACAAGCGGATAATATTACATATGTTGGCACTCCATATGAAATGACCTGGTCTGATTACAATGATCCTAGAGGCTTTCATATCCTAAATACCGAAACGAGAGATTTGACATTTGTTCAAAATCCATATAAAATGTTTCATAAAGTTTTTTATGATGACGGTGAACAAGATTTTGATTTTTGGAAAAATTACGATTACAACTGTTTGAAAGAAACCTATGTAAAAGTTGTTGTGTTGAATAAACAAAATCCATACTTATTTGATAGTGTTATAGATACACTTTATAAAACTGGTATTTCCGATTTGAGTATTGTTGAAGATTTTACCGATATTACTTTAGATGAAGATCAAGATCTGATTGATCAGGCACAAGATACAATAACCATATTGAACACTTATATTGACAATCTAACTTTGGATGTAGAAACTAATAAATTGAAATCCGTTATGCGTGAAATTTATATTGAAGCTCTGAATACAGAAAAAACCGAATGATAATTTTCCGTTCTATAAAATGGCGTAACTTTCTAAGCACAGGCAATTATTTTACAGAGATAGATCTCAACGCCAATCAAAACACACTCATTGTGGGTGAAAATGGTTCAGGTAAATCTACATTACTTGACGCTTTGTGTTTTGCTTTGTTTGGCAAAGCTTTTAGAAATATCAATAAACCACAATTATTGAATAGTCTAAATCAAAAAGATTGCATAGTTGAAATCAATTTCGACACGAATAATAAATCATATAAAGTTATTCGTGGAATCAAACCTAATGTTTTTGAAATTTATTGCGATGGCGAATTAGTAAATCAAGATGCCGCGGCACGAGATTATCAAGAAGTTCTTGAGAAATCAATTCTCAAATTGAATTATAAATCTTTTACTCAGATTGTAATTCTTGGTTCTGCATCATTCACACCATTCATGCAGTTATCATCATCTGATCGCCGCGCTATCATTGAAGATTTATTAGATATTCAAATTTTCTCCACAATGAATAGTGTAGTGAAAGATCGATTGTCGAACAATAAAGATCTTATTTCGGAAGAAAAACATAAAATAAATTTGACGCAGCAACAATATGATTTACAGAAAATTCATATAGACAAACTCAAACAAAATAATGATGATAAGGTCAAAGAGTATGAACAAGAAATACAGAGTAATAGTGATACCATATCCTCCTTACTCAAGGAGAATAACACCATTGACGCAGAAATCCAAAAACTTCAATTGGTTGTTGACGATAAAATTGAAACAGAGGCTAAAGTCAAAAAGATTACAAAACTTGAATCTCAGATTGAAAACAACCTATTCAAGATTCGTAAAGATATCAGTTTCTTTCAGGAACATGATGATTGTCCAACATGTAGGCAGTCCATTGCCGATTCTTTTAAAAAGGAAGAGCTTGAAACCCTTTCCGTCAAATCGAAAGAATGTGAACACGGTCTAACTGAATTAGAAAAAAAACTTTTGTTGGAACAAGAGAAGTTACAAGACATTTCGGAAAAACAATCACAGATACAAAAACGGCAAGTCAAAATTGCAACGAACAATGCGACTGTTTCCGAACTCAATAAGTATATTGCAAAATTACAAAAACAAATATTGGAGTTACAAAACTGTAAAACTGTTACAGATAAAGAAGAAGTTGAATTGAAAACTATAAATGATTCTTTGGATTTGATGAAAAAAGAATTGAAACTTTTGATTGAAGATAAAAATTATTTGGAAGTTGCTGGTAATCTACTGAAAGATACAGGAATAAAAACTAAGATTGTTAGGCAGTATCTTCCAATCATCAATAAATTGGTAAACAAATACTTGTCTACTTTAGACTTTTTTGTAAATTTCAATTTGGATGAATCTTTCAAAGAAACAATCAAATCAAGATATCGTGATGAATTTAGTTACAACAATTTTTCAGAGGGTGAAAAGTCTCGAATTGATTTATCCTTGATGTTGACTTGGAGAGCAGTGTCTAAACTAAAGAACTCATCGAACACAAATCTTCTAATTTTAGATGAAGTTTTCGATTCGAGTTTAGATAATAATGGAACAGAATATCTAATGAATATCCTTCACATGTTAGAAGG